GCCTTGACTTGCGCGTCTGTTGCACCGGCAGGGCCAGTTATGCGGTAGGTGCGCCCGTTAGCCGCTCTCTGTTCATATATCGGCATCAGTTACCTACCACTTTAGCTCTACCCCACCCGCTGCTAGACTTAGTCGGCGTCTGACGTTGCGCGGGCGCTGGCGCGCCGTACAAGTTTTCAAGGCGACGGATTGTTTCTATGGCCGACTCATACCCTTGCGTCGGGTCAGCAAGTGAATCCAAATACGTCATCAATTCCACGTTTGAGTTTAACTGCGTTGAGCTTAACCCTGTGGCCTCTTTCAACGCGTTAAACAGCGTCAGCTTAGAGTTAGCAATGTTGTTAAGTGCTACTGATGCTTGAGAACCTGCCGCGCTTTGCACTTTGCGGCCTATGAAACTTGAGCTAATAGCGTCGCCAAAATTATCTAGCATGGGTCGGCCTGTTGAAGGTATAGCGCGCAATTTATTAAGCGTTTGATAATCACCGCGCATATCGTTCAAAACGGTACTAAATAGTTTCCGTCCTTTAGTTTTAATGCGTATTTCTTCTGCAATTCTGGCGTCTCGCTGGATACCAACTTTTGTATTTTCAATCGCCGCTGTTATCGCCGCGGCTTCCGCTGGCGTCTGACGAATGTTGCGCGCTCTGTCCCCAGCCTGTTGAGGTGTCTCCGCAGGGGCTGGCGCTACATTCGGCATCTTCTGTTGAATCCGTGTAATTGTACGCGGCTGCGTTTGCGCCAGTGTCTGACGCGTCATCGGCTGACTGCCTAAGTCAGCATTTGAAATTGGCATCTGCTGTGCGGGTAACTTAGCATATATAGATTGCGGTGTCTGACCATCATACTGTTGCTGGCCCATTCCGCTGTCAGCCAGCGACGGTGCGTCAGCTTGGACCGTAACATTGGCGCGACGAAAAGCGTCCGTAAACGCCTGTCTGTTCTCAGGCGGTTGCGTTGCTAAAAGCTGATCGAAGTCCACCTGTGCTATGACGCCTGTTTGGAACGCAGAATCTGCAATGCGCGACATTACTTCAGGCGTCATCTGCCCTGCGCCCATGCTGCCGCCAGTAAAGGACGCAGGGGTGTCCGTCATACCTGAGCCTCCCTTTATTCTGCGAATATCCTCTTGCTCAAAATCGGTAAGCGGCACAGCGTTATCAGGTATAAATCTAGCTTCGCCATATTTACCGTTTGCCACTGGGCCAGCGGACGGCGCTAATTCCGGTGTTGCGGTCGGTGTTGCAGGGGGCGCAGATGTAGTTTGCGTTGCTGGGTCTTGCGCGTCGTACACAGGTCTTTGTTGAGCCGCGCTCGGAAAGCCGCCAATAACAGTTGACATGGGTATGCCGTCTGTAGAAACTTCCAAACTAGCTGTAGCGTCAGGATAAATCTTATCAACTATCTCTTTGGCTTTTAGCATTAGTTGCGCTTTAACCTCCGGTGTCCATTGAGACACAGGGGGTATCATGTTGCCCCATCCCGGAACACTATCTACAGCCGCCGCGCGCGCGGCTTCAGCGCCCGCGGTATCACCGTCTCTTACTTTTGCTACGTCTTCTCTAAATTTATCGGCCACCAAACCTACATATTCTAGCTGGGCTTTTTTAAGCGCAGGGCCGTGCAACTCCGCTCTGCGGGCTTCGTCAGCGTTTGCGTTAGCCATCTGCTGCTGCGCCAAGGACGCTTGACGCTGCGCCGCTTCCTGCTGCCGCGCCATGTTCATCATGTTCGCGTACTGCGCGGTCTGACGCGAAAGATCGGGAAGTTGTGGGCCGCGCGCTTGCAGGGCTATCATTTGGTTTGGCATGGGTTACACCTTTAAGTGGTAGAACGCGGCGTTAGAAAAGGATTACGTGGCGCGCCGCCGCCGCCCGGCTCAAAACCGCCGCCGGGACCAGTGCCGCCGCCGCCCGTTGGGTTACGGTTGTAGTAATCAATCGCTGCTTTGTTGATGGGCGCCTGCACCATGTAGTTTGTGATGCCGCTTAATGCTTGGTTTAGCGCGTTACCCTGACCGATGTAGCCAGACGCACGGGCTTGGCCAGCGTTATAGATGTTCGACGCTTCGTTTTGGCCGAATTGCCCTGTTGCGCCGGTCATCACGTTTGTGGCAGACTGGCCCGAACCCATCAACGATTGCAACGGGTTCAGCTTGGCAGACCGCTCAACTTGATAACGGTTAAATGCGTTCTGATATTCTTGGCTGGCTAAGTCTTGGCTGAAACGTGTTATACCTTTCAAGGTGGAACCAGACAACAAGTTACCGCGCGCTGCCGCCGACCGCTCCAGTGCTTTTAAACTTTCCGATTGGCGGAACTGAGCGCCGGGGTCTTGCTGGAACTTGTCGCCGCCGTAAAGTTCATCAAAAGATTTAGCTAGGCTGCCGTATCCGGGGGCGTTTTTGTCGCCGCCAATACCCAGATACTGCATAATTTCGTTCTGCGCGGTAAGGCCGCCCTGACGGAACGGCTCTTGGAGCGCTATCTGTCTGTCTAAAGCTGCTTTTTGCGCTGCGGTCGCTTTGTCCGACGCGCGCTCTTGCGCCTTGGCAGCTTTACTAGATGCGGACATCGACACCGCGCCACCTATGACCGCCGATCCAATTACTGCTGCTGCGACCATGTTATTCCCCGATCCACTTGCTATAATATATCTCTACAGGTTCCATCTTCAAAAACTCAAACAGCCGTGAGGCGTCCTTGTGCATTTTGGAACCGTAAAACATACGATGCACGCCTCTCCTTTTAGCCTCTTTTTCAACTAAACGAAAGAGTTTTACACCACTAAATCCACCACGCACATCTGGGTGCGTCCAAAAGATGTCCATCGTCAGCGTCAGGCACGTCTTGTAGTGAAAGCCCGGCGCGATGAAACCTATGAAATACCCCACTAAACGGCCAGTTTCGCGCAGCGTAACCAGCAACAGTTGTCCTGCATTGTCGCGCGCTTCGTACAAATCATACTGCGGATCAAGCGGTACTTTATCTTTGTTCAGGGCCAACTCTTCCCAGTGAAGGTCGTAGCAGGCCATCAACTCAGGCAAACATTTACTGTACGGTTCGACTTGGGCTGTTATCATTATGCGCTCCTGATGTCCACTATGCAGACTATCCTATCATCTGCACTGTTATTGACAACAGAATGTTGCACGCGGTTGTTGACCCACCAGACTTCGCCCGTATAAAAGTTTGCTGTTTCGTCGCCCGAATGAAACAGCGCGCCGGGTAAAGACTGCAACGCTATCTGATAGCGGGTGTAGAACTCCGCTGGCGCACCGCCGTCAACGTGTGGTGTGATGACACCGCCGGGCGGCAGCTTAGTGACGATGCAGCGACCCAACTGCACACCGTTGACGCGGTGCATAAGGTCTAGCACCAGTCGCCGCAGTGACGGCAACTGCCCCCACGCTGGATAGGCTATCGTCTGGATGTCGTTGACAACAGCTTCTGGGTCGGTTGGTATCTCATTAAACCAAAGCCAAATGTCGCTTACGTCAGCATGGGCTGTATCAGGGTGCTGCGTCCGCAACGTGTTCTGGTCCCACAACTCAGGCTGCGTAACTAGTTCGCGCATAACCGGAACAGTGTCTACATTATCTGCAAGGCGCAGAAAATTCTGCATTAGCTGACTAGCCGACCTGACGCACGGATGTTGATTGCCGACGCCGTGCCGGCGATTGTGCTGATGAAGCCATTGTTAGGCAGCACATGACCAACCAGTTCAGGAAACGTATATGTCTCAGACGGCTGAAGCGTTTTGGTATCGACAATCAAGTTGTCGTCGGTCGCGCTGCCAGCAGCCGTAATCAGGTTGACGCTGATCGTTGCAGCCGAGGCGCTGTAGTTAGTCGCGGTAAACTTGTCGATGATCGTCTGCACGCCATTCGACGTGTACTGCGTTGTCTGCGCGGCTTCCGCTGTCTTAGCGGGGATGATGTTACTAATAGTCACGGCCATTGATATTCTCCTTAAACAATACTGGTGATGATGCCGTCAACCACAGTGACGGTGTTTATGCCAGCCAAGAAAGAGCCAGACACGCCTTTATTTTTAGATGCGATTGTCCCTAACTCCGCACGCGGCGCAAGCCCTAACCCAAAAACTTCTGCTTGCAAAACAGCTAATTCAGACGCTGACGCGCTGGACGGGGTTAACTCTAAGGTTTGAATGTCGCTCTGCACAACCGCTAGGTCAGATGCTGACGTACTAGGTGGTGTTGACGCTAACGCTTGAATGTCGCTCTGCACAACCGCTAGGTCAGATGCTGACGCGCCGTCAGGGGCGCTTTCGGTAGCCTGTGCTAGTTCTGCCAACATGGCGTCATAGGATGCTATCAGCGCCGTAGCGTCAGGCGCTAACTCGACTTCATCCTGATTGGTCTGTGTTGCGGTCAACAGCGACAGAAAGAACCGATACCATTCACGGCTAATCGCCCCCGACCGTTCGTCAATAAAGGCGACGCGTGGCGGCGTTAACTGGGTAGGGTTGATCGGGGCCAATGCCATCAGGCGCTCGTCCCGCTAATGGCTAGTTCAGCGCCCATGATGTAAATCCGTACAGGGTCTGTTCCAGACACTTCGTAGACGCGGTCGCGTATTTTCATCGTCGCACCAAGACGCCGCCAGATGGTACGCTTTCCGTATTTACCAATAGCGCCCATCGACTTCCAATGTTCGCTTGACCATGTGTGGCCGCCATCATCAGAGAAGCGCAGCATGACTTGTGGTTCGCTGCCTTGGCCGTTGTTCAGGCCCACGCCTGTCTCGCAGTCAAGTTGCAGCGCGTGCTGGATAGTACGCGTGAGGTTGTTAGCGCCTGTCGGCAGCGCGCGCCATGACCGCAGCCATTTTTGCGGTGCGCCGTCATCAGCGTACACGGCTAAGTCAAACTCATAAATCTTGCCGTTCTGATAGTCGCCAACAACCGTGGTGCTGTTGAAGAACATTTGATTGTCGGCACGGTGGCGGTTAAAATCGCCGTTAACAAACGATGCACGCTCATGCCATGCGCCAGTGGCAACATCGTAGACCCATGTGGTGTCGGCGCTGGGAAAATTCAGGACGTAGAAGCTGTGACCGTCCTGCTGGTACGTGTAGCCTACCGCGTCCGACAGATTAAGATATTCCTGCATCTGCCATTCGATAGCGTGCGTAGACACACGCTGACCTATGTAGCCCGCGGCCTTGTAGACGACCCCTTGACCGCGCGCGTCCCTGCCTAGCCAATAAACTTGGTTGTCCATCTTGGCGATGCTGTACGGGGCCGCGCAGCCTAGTTCGTTAAACGCGCCTTGGATACGTGTTAGCGGAAAGTCGAGCAGCCCTGCGTCATACCAGACTTCGGTCGAGTTTGTGCCAAACACCCAGACTTCGCGGTGGTCAACAAAAATAGCCACGACATTGTCGGGGTTGCCTTCGGCGCTGGCGAACTCTAGCGGGTCAACGGACAGGCCGTCGAGCAACTGCGTAACCCAAATTTTCTGGCTATTCGGCTCGTTGAACGTAAAATAGCCGTCGATGTAACCGACCGTGCCAGCGCCGGGGAAGTCAGGGTCGGTGATCTGCTGAAACACGTCGGTGTTGACGTTGTAGATGTAGCCTTGAGGATTAGCCGCGATAAATAGCTGCGTGCCATTGTCAGCCATGCTGACAGGGCCTGAGCCGCCTACAGTGCCTTTGGCAACCGCGTTCCAACTACTGTCGATTCGGTACAGCGTATCGCCAGACACGGCATAGCCGTAGCTGCCATACGTCCACAGCCCGCGTATAGGTCCGCTGCCAAGGGTTGCTAAGGTAGTCAGCCCCGGCGCGCGCTGAAGGAACGCTGGCTCTTTGCCACCTTCAGGGACAATCTCAGGAAAGAGGTTAACCATACGGTTGTCGGCGGCGTTGACGCTTCTAGCGACATACGCCGACCCAAGGATCGGCGTCTTCATTAGTAGTTGCCTGCGTAGATGTTAAACCGCTGGCGTGAAGCAATAAGGCTGTATGGTACAGACATAATGTCATCAGGGTTGTTGATGCGTTTGATGTTACGCTTCGAAGACATAGCAATGCGGCGAACCTGTGCCGACGGTTCCTCACCAAACTCAGGCGCCATTTCGCAAGCCAAGTTATAGCGAAACGCACGCAAATAGCCGGGAGGAAAACTTAATACGGTTGCCAGCGTTGCAGGCTGCGTCAGTTCTTCAACGGAAATAAAATGCCATGTCAGGTCGCGCGTAGGCCGCGGGTATATAAACATTTCAATATCTGGATATGTCATGTTGACAAAGAGAACTTGCGGAAATGTAGATGTTACAGTCTTGACCGCAATGCCGTCATATTGCTGCTGGTTAATCATTTTGATGCCGTAGCTGACGCCCGTGCCGGGATCGACAAAGTACGTTGCGTCATCAAGCAGGATAGGGCGGTTGCCAACAAAGTTGCCAGTAGGCCCAAGCGTGCGGCTGATGATGCCAGAAGGCCATGTGAATACTTGGTCTTGTGTCGAGAAGACGGACAGGCGCTCGGTGTTCCAGCTATCAATCATCTGGTTCATGGCGCGCAGTGCGTCCTGCGACGTTTCAGCCGATGGGACTTCGCCTTCTGCCAGAACGCCTAGCAGTCTAAGCGAACCGTTAATTATGTCCCCAGCCGTAGTCATGCCAAAATCCTCGCAAAAAATCTAAAAATGGACGGCCCGAAAGCCGCCCAAATTAATTATACGCAGTGCAGAATAGCAAAGTTAATTACTACTGCTTCTGACAGCGTACCGCCAGAAATGTTACGTAGGCTGATGCTGACAGAGCCAGCAGCCAGCGAGTTAGCAAACACGTTGTATGATCCAGCAGTCGCTTGGCCGCCAGAGATAGTAAGAACAACAGTGTCATTTGCAGAAATGAAGCTGTTGTTTAGCGTGAACGTAGCGTTAGTAGCAGTAGTCAAAGACGCGTTGTCCATAGTAATGCGACCGGCTGGTTTGTTCAGCGTGACCGCAGTTCCTTTGCCCGACGTAGTTCCCTGTGTAACCGTACCTTGTGCTGCGGCGGTGTAGCCGATTTGCTCGTCGCTCAAGAGATATTGTGCGCCAATAATGTCTTGGTCGAGGAAAGCAACACCAATAGATTTTGTATTAGCCATTGATTTTCTCCTGAAAAGGATGCCCCGACCGAAGCCGGGGCAAACTTATTAGCCAGCGATACGGTACAGGTTGTACGTTTCAGCGCCAGTTTTAACAGCGCGGAACAATACGCTCTTAGAAGCAACGCCAGCGCCTGAACCAACCAGCGTCCAGCCTGTGCCAACTACGATAGTAGGCACGCCAGTGCTGGTAGCAACCAAAGCAACATCAAACGATGAGTTTACTTTTGCGCTGCTAAGGTCGGCGTTAACAACGGTGACCGTAGGAAGTGTAAGGTCTGCTGTAGATGCTGAAGTGTAGACAACAAGGCCACCAGCCAATTCGGCAGTGGTTAGTGTTGCTAGTGCAGTATACGCAGTGGGGATGTTAGAAATTGAAAGTGTAGCTTCGCCAAGATTGCCGTCACCAACTTGGTAACCGCCAGCGCCATTAGGTAGAATAGCCATTGTAAAAATCCTTAAAAAAGTTTGGCCCCCAGCGAACCGGGGGCCGTTATTAGATTAACCCCACATCCGAACAGCCATCTGCGGACGGATCGTGCTGTAACCATACAGAACGTCAATACGGCAAGGCATACGGTCGTTGTTGATGTCGTACTGACGAACAACGCGAAGCGAGATGCC